AACACCAAAAAAGGCATCATCTACCCCCCTTCCATATCCGGGAGCGATGCCACTTGACCCCGCAAAAAGAATGCGTCGTCAAGAACAGATTAGTGCGAATCGGGCAAAAGACGAATGGAAGAAAAGCACTAACCTACGGGATATCGCTAATACCCCCGAATTTTCCGACTTCAAGCCTATCGACTTCTCCGCAATCAATTGGGAACGGAGAATGGCATGTAAGGCCGATCCTCTGCTAGACCTACAGACCTACATGCCAAAGGTCTTCTACATGGGCTTTGCAGATTATCATATTTCGCTAATCAGGGAAATCGAAGACCGTATCCGTTATGGTGGTAAAAAAGCATTTGGTGTACCTCGTGGCGGGGGTAAAACTGCTATCGCTCGCGGTATGATCCGTCGAGCTACCGCTTACGGATATCGCAAATTCCCTTTCTTCATCGGCAGCAAAGAAGATAAAGCAATCCAGACACTTGAATTCATTAAAGCGTATTGGTATCGCTCCCAAGCTCTCAAACAAGACTTCCCGGAAATAGCTTATCCGATCTACCGTATCGAAGGCAGACCTACACAAGGTATGCACGGACAGACTTACAAGGGGGAACGGACACACCTAATCTATACTTCCAAAGAAATCCAATATCCTTCGATGCTTTTTGAGGAAGAGGATATCAAGGATTACTTAAAGTATGACCGGGAATGCGTAACTTATCTTCCCGATATCGGAATTGAGATTGAGAGATTTATTATCAATTCTGCGGGTTGTATTATCCGTGTCGCTGGTATAGACGGTTCGATTCGGGGTGAGGCCGACGTACACCCAATCTTACTAACACAGCCCCGCCCAGATATGATACTTTTAGACGACGTTCAAAAGGATCAAAAAGCAGATTCGCCTAAGTCTTGCGAAGATTTAGAACATCTTATCGAATCTGCAATCGAACATTTATCCGGCCCGGATATAACGTCCGCTGTTCTCATGCCTACGACGGTTATTCGAGAAGGCGACGTAGCAGATACGTACCTCACGCCAGCAAAAAAACCTGATTACGTAGGTGTACGATACGGAGTTATCTCTAAATACCCAGCAGGTATCGATGATGACGTTATCCATGAAGAGATAAACAGCACACCAAACATACAGGGGCAGTTGTGGAATCAATACCGAGAAATACGAGATCAATCCTTTCGAGAATTCGGGGATTTACGCCTAGCAAACGAATTCTATCGCGAGAAACGAGAAGTCTTAGACGCAGGCTTTGAGGTTACGTGGGCAGATCGATACAAACACGATACTAAAGACCCCACCAAAGACGAAGTTTCCGCGATCCAATCCGCGATGAATTGGCGTTTCAAAGACCATTTAGCCTTTCTTTCAGAAGGCCAAAACAGACCAAAAATGAAATCCGCTACAGTCGGATTACTCTTAACACCTTCCGAGATTGCAGAAAAAACAACAAATATCAGTAGAAATGAACTTTCGGTACAGTGGACAAATCTAGTCGCGTTCATTGATATCCAAGAAGAAATTCTATTTTATGCAATCTTCGCCCACGACCATGCCTTTAATGGGCAGTTTATTGACTACGGTACTTTTCCTCAAGTTCAAACAAACTACATCCGTAAAAACCAAACTTACGGTTGGTCACTACTTACGCGGGAATTCTACAAAACGTACCCGAATCAACGACCGGAACTAAACGCCCCAGGTAAATCCACCAAAACGCGAGCACCGTTCGACGAAAAGATTTACCTAGCTCTAACGCAATGTTGTAGCTGGTTGCTAAACCGAAAATTCCCAATCCAAGGGCAAGAGTTAGAAGAAAAGAGTATCCGGGCATTAGGAATTGATACAAAATGGGGAAAATCCGCCGAAGTATGTAAACGATTCATTCGCGAGTTCAACGATCAAAGAATAATCGCTTATCAAGGACACCCTTTTCTCCCTTCCCAGAAACAGCTAGAAGAATACAAACCTACAGATGGCTGGCTTTTTGAGCATGAACAATTCCCCAATGTTCAAGAAAGTAAATGGGTAATCAAACCATATAGCGAAACACGTAACGCAAGATACGTATTGTCTGATGTAAACCGACTGAAAACTTTCCTAATGAAACGATTAGGAACTTCTTACGGTTCACAGGGATGCGTTACACTATTCAACGACTTACCAGCAAACCATCAAATGTTTGCCGATCATTTAGGAGGTTCAGAATACCCCGAACCTATCCTAGCTAGAGGTATTACTAAGGATTGTTGGAATGTGCGACCCAATATGAAAGACGAGAATGACTACCTCGATTGTGCGACGGGTTGTATGTGTCTCGCTTCGATATGCGGTGCCAGCATTAAAACACCAGATTACGACGATCAGCTAAGAATTCAGCAACAGCATTCTCTACGCAAGATTTGGGAGAATAAAAAGAAGGAGCAACGCTAGGTATGGAAGCCTTACAATGCCCTCGATGCAACGGAAAATACTCTAAGGTACTCGAAACCCGCAAGGCTACTATTCTCGGACAGCAGATAATCGTAAGAATCAGATTATGCCGACATTGCGACGAACAGTATCGGACAAAAGAAATAGTAGACCATGAGATAGACGAGACGTTTAGACAAGGTAGGAAAAAGAAAATCGAGATACCTAGTCCACCAATCGACCCCCCGCCCTCTTCTCCAGAAAATCCCTTTTTTCAATAATTCCCTACATCTAGGGAATACTTTTATTGACCCAATAACTAAGGCTTACCATAATAAAAACACCATTTTCGAGAAAGGTGTTTCTTATGGTTCATGTCCGAACAAAAGAGTCTGTCTATCCGCCTTCCGAAGCAATCTTAGTCGACATATCCGCGACCGATCAATCTTTCGATCCTCCTTTACGCGGTTTCTCAATCGGAACAGCCGGGAACGTTAAGGTAGATACGCCTAACGCAACAGGTGTTGTCTTACCAGCGAATGCTTTGGTAATTGGGGTACAGCATATCTTCTTTATCACGAAAATCTACAAAACAGGGACGACAGCGGCAGAAATCGTAGGTTGGCGATAACTCAAAAAAATTGGAGCGGCAGACATGGAAGTGATGGAAGGTAAAGATATCGCTCAAATAATCTCTCAACTTAGCTCAATCGGATTCGCAGTTTGGTATGCTTGGCACACAACAACAGTTACCATCCCACAATTATCGAAACGGTCTAACGAGATAACAAAAGACCTAGCGGACAAACACGACATAACAATTAACAAACTAGTTGAAGATTTCAGAAAAGACCTTAAAGAAGAAAGACTAGAATTTCTCAATCAACTAGTCGCAATAAACGTAACCTCCGACCGTATGTGTGACGCGATAACGGATTTACGACAAGCAATCTCTACTATTCAGCAAGACAAAGAAAGCTAGACAAGTAGTCGTCGATGGCGGCGTAGGTGAAAGTTAAATGACCGCAGCAGTCTCACCCGCAGTAATTCCCGTCGCAGGTTCGGCGGCAGTACGTCCGCTAAGTGCTGGTGATGCGTTGCGACTGTACGGTGCGACGAGTGGATTCATCCGTGGGGAGTACGTCAATCTGTTTAGTTCCGAAGTCAGTGTATACAACTCGATATTTGCTTGCACCGAAAGTGCAAATATCGCAGCTTCAAGCGAGTGGAACCCATGACCTACATACTTGCACTACCGATTGCCTGGATTGCTTGGCACCTGTTAATGGATGAGGACTAATGAACGCACTTGAAAAATCCGAGCAACTCGCACAGAAACCTGTTAGACGATTCTGGAGACGACGAAAATGATCGACTATCTTACGCAGGTGAAACCGCTCGAAGACGCTGGCAAATCCGATGCGGAAATCGTCGCTGCCTTGCAATCCGATCCGCGATACAAACGTGACATCATGGCGACCGGCTCAATCTCACCTGCCACATCGCCAGACTTGCTGCATTTGCTTGCAGCGGATTTTGAAGTGTTGCGATTATCCAGCGACGCGACGTGGAAAGGTCCGCTCGTTGATTATTTCGCCGATCCGAATGTGAATCAGCAATTAAAAGCTGGGTTCGAGTTGCTGCTTACTCAACTTCAGATTTCCAATCGCCCAGTATTTACGCACTCGAATCCAAAGACGGGAGCACTCTGTACTGCGTTGACTACAATTGTTGGCGTGCTACACGGTGATGCAAAGTACGTCCAATCGCGAATGGACTCGATCACAGGCGGGAGAATTTACGCGGAAGTGACGGAGCAAACGATTGTCGATTCGCGTGCTGAATATCATCGGCAACAAACGCAATCCGAGTGGGCGACGTTGCAAAACGACGGCATCAACCAATCTGTTGCGAATGGCGATCGTGCCGCGTTGGTGAAGTCGTTACGTGCGGCGGCTGATTCGCTGGAGGGTGTGTAGTGGCGGCACTCACGGAAATCTACGTTGACCCAGCGATCAACGCGAACAGCGGAAGCGGTACAATTGGTGATCCTTACGGGGATCTTCAATATGCGTTCAACACTGCCACTCGCGATGCGACGAACGGGAACAGGTTCAACGTCAAGGCAGGAGCGTCGGAAGTTTTAACGGCTAAACTTTCGCTTGCGACATACGGGACGCCCGGAACATCATCACAGCTTGTTATTCAAGGTTACACTAGTGTCGCTGGGGATGGTGGACGTGGAGAAATCAGTCTTGGCGGAGGGAGTTTCGTTGCGCTCCCTACTCAAAACTGGTTGAGCATTCGCGATTTGCGATTCCATAATGCCGCTCCTGCTTCTTATGTCTTAGTCCCGTCGGTAATTAGTTCCAATAAAAACATTAAGATCGACAACGTGACTGGCGGTTTTGCAATAAGTCTGGATGGGGAATGGGTTGACTTGTGGGTGGAGGACTGTAGTGGAGGGGGTGTCTTTCTAAATACCACCGGATACCTTGCTGGTGGATATCTGAAAAACGGATCATCGAAAAAGTTCGCGACAGCATTGTATCTCGCGGCAGGGATAATTGGACTGGTCGCCACGAACGTCATTGTGTCGGTCGATGGTGCGACAAACGGCTGTTACTTGGGTAGTTATTGCGGGGTTAGAAACCTCACGGTATTTTCAAATGGTGGGACGGGAATAGGGATTCGATCAACTACACACTCAGCCTTCAGAATGCAAAACGTGTATGTCGAGGGATTCAGTGGTGCAGGTGGTGTTGGGTTCAGTTACGCCACGGAAGACGCAATGAGTTTCAGGCACAACGCTGCGTTCAATAACACCACGAATTACAGTTTGACCGGGGACGCGGTAGACACCTATGACAACGAAGTGCTCGGCATTAGCGGGATTGCAAAAAGTGGGTCTGACACATTCGCCAATCGATTAACCTATTTCGCTCCGATTAACACTGGGAATATGTTTGCCGGGCATTTAGGCCAAAAAGGTGCTGTCCCGCCAGCAGCAAGCAGTAGTGGTCTAATTCGCGGCGGCAGTTTAACCGGAGGCTTTCAATGAGAGAAGAGTTCAAAGGCTCCACGTCGCATAGCGAATTTTACATGCTGGTTGATTCAGCAACGGGACTCGGCAAGACGGGACTCGTCTACACCAACATGACCGGAAGCTACACTCGCACGCGATCAGCACGAGTGGCGGTGACAATGGCAATGCAGACGGTAGCAGGTGCATTTTCGAGCGGCGGATTCGTGGAAATCGACGCGACGAATCAGCCTGGACTCTATCGCTGGGATCACCCGGATGCTGCTTATGCGGACGGTGCGGACTCGGTCGTGTTTTCACTCAAGGCAACGGGCGTGAGGACTGAGCATAAAGAATTTCGATTGGTGAATACCAACAATCAGATCACAAGCTACGCTGCACTTGGCATGGCGGCTGCGGATTTGGACGAACAGTTGGATGCGATCAATGCCTTGGCGGCTGCCATCCCAACAAACCCCATGCTCGACACCGAAGATGGATCGTCTCTCACGAATATCCCTGACATGGCCACACTCGCCAAGCAGGAGGAGATTATCGGTGATATCGCGATAGCACAGACAGCGATCGACGCGATACCAACTAATCCCATGCTCGCGGATGCAGACGGCTCGTCGTTTGGTGCGATTCCCGATATGGCGACGGCGACGAGTGTCAATGCGATCAAAGCCAAGACCGATCAATTGATATTCACTATTCCTAACCAAATAGACGCCAACGCTCTAAGCGGAGCGGGCGGATTGGATGCCTCAGGTATACGAGCGGCAATAGGTTTAGATGAGGCAAATCTCGATATACAACTAGAAGTTTTACCAACGCTCAACGAACTAAACTCCAGAACAAGGGGAGCATTTTAATGAGAGTTATAGGTTCTCCTGTAGACACAGACCATGACTTGACTAATGAAAGCACGATTTACAACAATACGCCCGACACAGGAAATCCGAGACTTGTTCAAGCAGATATAGTTTTAGGCAACGGGACAAAAGACTTAGATGGTACGGGCGGAGATTTCACGCTCAAAATTGAAATCGGGGGGGTTATATTCGATGGGGCGACACAAACAAAATCAATATCTCCTACAACACGAACACGATTTCAATCTATACCCGTCTTAGTCCCCGCTAACACCGCACTAACGGTAAAAATAACTAGCCCTAATGCGGCAGATACCGATGTTAGCACAACTGTAACTCTCTATGACGTTGCCCCCCTACAACCAAGCGTAATAGGGCAAGAACAAGTTGTTCAGACAGGCGACTCTTTCCCACGTATCGGGGAACCAACCACAACAAGCATTTCACAAGATTTAGTAACACTCCAAGCGGTTCTATTAGCACAATTGGCAGCAATAGACACCACCCTAGAAAGTCATATCGGGGTAGCCTCACAAACACAAACCCTAGAAGGTCTAGCAGGTGCCCCTAAGAAAACAGTAACCGACGAGGGGAGTGTTGAAGAAAGAGACTTACGAGAAATCATCGCCTACGAACGGTATCAAGCCGAACTACTAGCCCCAGAAACACCACTACATGGTTTACGCATCTCAAGATGCAAACCGGCAGGACCGTAACTAATGGGAAAAATCATAAATCCTGCAACAGATAAACCTTTCGTAGAGGTATCACCCTCTAACGAAGTTATTCGTATTCGTGAAGAGATTAAGAGGGCACTTCGTTCACGTTACGACGCAGAAAAAACAACCAGTCAGAACGAACTACATTGGGCAAATGCGGATATGTTCTCTCCGAACACCGCACACAATTTAGCGACACGTAGCAAAATCCGCTCAAGGGCACGTTACGAATCAGCCAATTCAGGGTATCTAAAAGGTATCCTTCTGACCCTTGCTAACGATTTTACGGGGGGCGGACCTTCCCTACAAATCACAGACCCACGATTCAGTGATACGCAAAAACGAACTATCGAACGTCTTTGGTTAGCACGCTCAAAGTCGATTAAGCTACGCCAAAAGCTTTGGCAAATGCGATACGCTCGCACAGATAGTGGAGAAGCTTTCGGGGTCTACTATACAGACCGGCGAAGTAAACTCAAAACTAAAATCACATTCCGCACAATCGAGTGTGACCATTTCCAAAACAGTGATTACAGTCCAAAAAATCGATACGAAATTGATGCTGTTCGGATTGATCGGAGTAGTGGGCAACCGACACAGTATTGGATGCTAGACGACCATCCGGGCGAATCTGAAATGTATAGTATTCGCCAATATGGCGGGAAATGGATTGACGCAGATAATGTAATCCACTGGTTTCGTAAAGAACGTCCTTGGTTACGAGGTATCCCAGAAACAACAACCACGCTCCCGCTATGGGCCTTATTACGTAGGTACACTTTAGCTGTTGTCCAAAATGCTGAAATCGCCGCTGATTTTACAGTTCTATTAAAGTCAATGCAGCCAGTTGCGACCAATCCTTTTACGGGCAATTTGGATACCGCAAATCAACAAGCCGCTGAAGACTGGTTTGATAGCTTTCCGATTGATCGGGGGCTAATGACCGTCCTCCCATCGATGTACGACATGACACAGCTTAAACCCGAACAGCCGTGTAACATGTATGATGGGTTTATCAATGCTCTTGTACAAGAAGCCGCTCGCCCTCTATGCGTCCCGCGAAATATGGCACTTGGGTATAGCGGCGGGTACAACATGGCTTCCGGTGCCCTAGATCGCCAAGTTTACGCAGGCACGCACGAACAGGACCGCCTAGGATGTAATGAGGATATCCTTGACAAAGATTTCTACCAATGGTGGTATGAAGCTATCCGACTTGACGATTACCTAGACGACGACCGCTCTTCTCCAGAAAAGATACGAGCAGTTGTTAATCGTTATCCATCCCTTCGAGAGATAACCCCAGAACATACTTACCGCTGGGATGAGATTTCAGAACACACCGACCCGGTTAAAGTCGCTCACGCGATGAATCTGCTACATATCGGCGGACACCTTTCGGATACAGATATCCAAGAAGGTCGATTTAATCGTCCAGTTGAAGAGCATTACGAAAATCTTGAAAGACAACAAAATCGTCGTAAAGAGCTAGGAATGCTTAATACGCCGGATAGCAACTTGGTGCAAAAAAACAGCAATTCAGAGAAGGAAGAATAATTCCCTAAATATAGGGAATTGGAATCTTGACGACAAAGACCACTAGTTGAGAATAGTATTCATTCGGCGGTTCGGTTTGTGCTTAGAGGGTTGGGATGAAAATTCTAACCCTCTTTGTTAGAAAGGTAAAAGATGACCATTTCCTTAACGATGAAATCTGGTGTTGCGACAATCGAAATCTATAACGATATCTCGCAAGGATTTGGGTTCTCATTACAAGATTTGCGAGACGCCCTTAAAGGATTGCCGAAAAACACCAAACTAGTAATTCGTATAGGTAGTGACGGTGGGGATGTTTTCCAAGGATTGGGAATCTATAACCTACTTCGTCAGTGGGAGGGAGAAGTTACCACTATTTGCGATAGTCTTGCAGCGTCCATAGCATCGATTATCTTCCTCGCTGGTGACGTTCGACAAATCGCAGATACCGCTTTTCTAATGACACATTCATCGGCGGTTACGGCTTTCGGGGCACAAGAAGCCGGTCTAGCTGATCTATTAGAACTTGTCCAAAAAGCAAACGAAAACATTCGTAATATCTACGCCGAGCGAACAAAGGCTTCGGCAGATACTGTCAAATCTTGGATGGAGGGGGACAATTGGTTTACCGCTCAAGAGGCTCTTGAAGCCGGTTTCGCAACAGAGATTATTGAGATTGGGAAGTTAGTTAAGGGGGCAAATTTCGTTTCACTTGCAGCAAAACTAAATTTACATAACGGAGTAAAGACCATGTTTGAAAAGTGGCTCAAAGAGCATTGCGAAACCCTGGGGTTGGATGCGTCCAAATTGACCGATGAACAACGGACAAAATTGGAAGCTGTCTATAACAAGACACTCGCCACACCGCCGCCCCGTAAGCCAAAGACCGAACCCATCGACGATGATGCCAAACTAACGGCACGTCGAGAAAAAGAAGCCGCCGAAGATGAACGAATCGAGGGGATTCGGGCAGCGGCAGAGAATTTCGACGACGAAGACCTAAACGAAGAGTATTTGAAAACTCTCAAGTGTCGTCGCAAGACGGTTCGCGGTGTTTGCTCCTACGCCATTTCCAACGGTTGGTCCGTTGACAAATTCGAGCTTGAAATGATGCGGGCCAAGAAAGACGATGTTGGGCATATCGGGGTTCATTTCCGCGAATCGCTTACCAGCGTCTTCAAGAAGCCGTTGGCTCTCTCTTGTGCTATTCTTCGGAATACCGGAGTAGTCGCAAGTGGTACTCACAAGATCACCGGAAAGAAATTCGGCTACGAACACTCTTTCGATGAAGAGACTTTGGAAGCTTCGGACAATCCTGAAATCCGAGATATCTCGTTGTGCCAATTGTTGGAACACCACATTATCGCGGCCACAGGATCGCGTTATCGTGGTCGTCTCAACACGGACGGTTTTATCGCGGCTGTTCGCGATGCTCAACATCAATTGCGAGCTTCCGGGAACACGACTTGGAGCGGTTTGAACATCTTCGACGATGCAGCCAACAAGATGCTTTGGGCAGCCTATGAAGCCCAAAACACCACTTGGCAAGAGTGGGTCAAAGTGTCTTCGGTTTCCGACTTCAAGGTCCACAATGCCTACCGATTGACTTCCAAAGGAGGTTATCAACAAGTAGGTGCCGATGGTGAATTGAAGCATGGCGGATTCAGCGATCAGAAGTTCACCCATTCGGCAGATACCTACGGTAAGATCGTAGGTCTAAGCCGTCGAGATATCATCAATGATGATCTTGGTGCCCTCAACGGCATTATGACCGCTCTCGGTGAAGAGGGTGCCAAATTCCTTGAGGAGTTGTTCTACGTTCACTTGTTGAACCAATTGGCGACATTGTTTCCGACCAACAACGCCAACAACAACTACCTTGCTGGTACGGGAAGCGATTTGGGAGTTGACGGCTTGAGTGCCGCCGAAAACCAATTATCCAATATGGTCGATTCGGATAATTCGCCAATCCTGATTGAAGCAAGTCTTTTGCTCCATGGTGTTCAGGATACGGTTTTGGCCAATGAGCTTTACAAAGAATCGTCTTTGGATGTTCTGCAAACAGCCAACACAAAGGGACGACCGAACAAGAATCCTCACGTTGGCAAATACCTCCCGGTACAAGCCCGGTATCTAAGCAACACAAACATCAAACAACGAATTGCAAATGTTGGGGAAGCCGTCCCTAACCAAAACGCAAATCAATGGTTGCTTGTTCGCCCCGCTGGTCCGATGGGAGGTTTGGTAATCGGTTCGTTCCTGAACGGCCAACAACGCCCAACGATCCAACAAGGCGATGCCGCCTTCGAGGTATTGGGGTTGCAATGGCGTGCGTTCCATGATGCCGGTGCGGATAATGGCGATCCAAAGTGGGGTCAATTCAACGCAGGTGCCTAGTCTTTGACAACCGGAGCGGGGGGTAACCGATACACTTCCCCATTTTTTCCGCATTAAAATACCAAAATCATGCTTTAGGAGCATTCCAAATGGGTACTACAAGAGTACAAAACACGTCGGATCGAATTGACTATACGCCCGGAGCAGCCGTTCTAGGCGGAACCCCAACAAACCCCGGCGGTGGTATTATCGGTTATCCAGACCGAGATATCGCCGCAAGCGAATTCGACGCCCTTACGCTTATGGGACTTCGCAAAGCCGATAAGGCATCGGCTACGGTCTTCGCGGTGGGTAACACCGTGATGTACGATTCGTCAACGGGCCTAGCCGTCAATCCGGGACTAGCCCTAGATGGTTCGGCAGACTTGGAACTTGGGATTTGTTCCAAGGCAGCGGGAAGCGGTGCCCTCTTTGTCGAGTTCATTCCGGTAAGCGTGCTTGACCGATACAACGTGATTCGTCCGTTCGTCTATGAATTCGATTGCGATGGAGCAAACGGGGATGTTTCGGAACATATCCTAATCCCTGCTTGGCAAAATCGTCACGGTCTTGTTATTGAAGCCTGCTACGGTATCGTCACAGAAGTAATGGCAGGCTCTTCAGAAGACCAAGGCATTATCACCATCGAAGACGAAGACGATAACGCTCTTAGCACGATTACCGCAGCGGACGCAGCGGGCGACGCAGCGGGCGATATTCTACTTGGAACGAATAACATTTTCGCAATTGCCAGCGGTGCGGTAATCAAAACCGTCGCAGCCGGTAAAGCGGTACAAGGTTTCGTTTCGCAGCAAACATCCGGCGGAACACCCGCAGGAAAGATCAAGGTCTACGTTATCGCTCGCCCGTTGGTCTGATGGCCTTCGGCGACTGGTCGAAACTAGCCTCTTCTCTCCAGAAAAAGAGAAGAGGCTTTTTCCAAATCTTGCTTAACAAATTAGTAGGATTGTTCAAAAGAAAGACCTAACCAATGACAGCGTTATCACAAACACCGGCAAGCGTTCATCTATTTTCTGATACGACGGTTGCCCTCGTTCAAGCCGGTGAAGCGATTAGTCCGGGTATGCCGGTCTATCTCAAATCGGACGGAAAGTATTACAAATCAATCAGTTCCGGGGCAACCGAGGCAAATGCAGTCGGAATTGCCGCCAGCTACGCCCCCGCAGCCGATGTTTACTTCGTTATTGCAAAAACTGGATCAATTGATCTAGGCGGGACAATGGGAGTAGGTACAAGCTACGTTGTTGGTGCTGTTGCAGGGGAGATTGACCCAGAAGCAGATTTGACAACCGGCAACTATCCTACAACGATCGGACGGGCAAAGACCGCAACAGAGCTTGTTCTGAACTTCAAAGCAGCCGGTATTCCGCACGCTTAGTGATACTATGGTTTACGACTTCTCAACACGCCTAGATCGTTTAGGCACACGGATGAAAACGATAAACGATAATTCGATTATCTACACTCGTCCGGGAGAAGTGGCAATCGAGATTGAGAACTTCACACCACAGAAAAGTGATGTTAACGAGTTAGCGGCTTACGGTATCCCACTTGTTCAAGACAAGATGCAAGACTTTTGTTTTGACACCGCAGACCTTTCAAGCCTAACCTACCCGCTCCCAAAACAAGGGGATCAAATCGAGTGGAATGGTAAAATCTTTGAAACTTTTCTGATTGGTGACCAAGTTTTCCGATTTACAACCTCTACAAGGGTCAGAATTCGGATACATGGACGGCAAACAGGGTAAAAAACACCATTTTTGGAGAAAAAACACCATTTTTGGAGAAAAAACACCCATTTTCCCATCGACCTAGCCCCAAAAACACGATTTTGACAAAAAAACAGCAAAACGACCCCGAAACGCTACGCTCTGGAAGAGAAGAGTAATAAGAACTACTAAGTAACATTACTAATCTCTTGAATAAAAACACCCAAATAGGAGTCCTAACGTGACAAGATCAGCATTAACCAAAACTGTAGAAGTTGCTCTAACAAGCAACGGCCTTAACCTAACGGACGCAACCTACGTCACAATGTCCACCGGAGCAGCCAACGGAGTTACCTTCGATCACGACGGAGCAGACCTTGTTGTTCTGAAAAACGACACAGGCGGCGATGCCACCTTTACGATCAAAGTTCCTGCCCCCGCGAGCCTAACCGCGATTGGTGCCACGGTAGCCGATATCGATATCGTCGTCGTCACAGCAAAGACACACGTTATGCGGCTACCATCCATCCTCAAACAAACAGACGGCAAAATCTACATCGATTGTGATGTTGCCGGAAAAATCCTCGTTCTTGATCTATAAGCCATGTTTGCTTACGAAGTCAGAATCCGAAAAGCAGCAACTCTTGCAATCGACGCAGATCGACCGAATTACGTATTTTCGGATTTTGACTTAAAGGAAACATACCTCCCGCAAGAAAGCCTCGAAGACCTTGGTAACAAACCATTTGTCAAGGTCGTCTCGATAGGGCACTCCGCCGAACGACAAAGAATACTCCGCGACACAACAAAAGTTCTCCTATCCCTTCCGGTACAAATCGCTATCCAACAAAGAGTAAATGTTGAGGATACCGAATACATTGACAAGCTAGTTTTGTTCGCTGAACAGATCAGACAAACACTAGAAGACGATGAACTAGTATCGGGAGAAGATTACCAATGGCAAAAAACCGAACCGCTACAAGACCCAGAAGGAAATACCTTTAGCTATCAAGACCTGATACAAAAAGGTGTCTTCAATGTGATTTTCACGACGTACTACCACTACATCAAACAACCTTAGATGCCCGCTAACCTTACCCTATCCCAAAAAGACTTAAAACGATTTGAAAAAAAGATCGTTAAAATAAAAGGTGGTTGTTGGGAATGGGCAGCATACACATACAACGGATATGGAAGATTTATTCTACGCAACAAAGTACGGTCGGCCCATAGGATAGCCTTTCATAACTGGAAACATCCGTTAACTAATAACATTTGCATACTCCATACATGTGACAACCGAAAATGTTGTAATCCAGACCACCTATTCACCGGAACGTTAGCAGATAACAATCAAGACAAAGTAGATAAAGGTAGACAGGCTCACGGAAAGGAAATGAGTAAGTCTATCAGCCAAGGAAGGAAAAGCAAAAACAAAACAACATCCCAATATTTTGGTGTTGGTTGGCACACAAAAGCCGGGAAATGGAGGGCAAGAATTAACCTTGGTGAGCTTAGGATATATATGGGTTTATTCGACACAGAAATTCAAGCCGCCGAAGCTTACGATAACGCGATCAAAAGGTACAACCTAACTTCTCAAAGACAAACAAACTTTAACACGGAGAACTAACTATGTTAAAAGTCGGAAACGATTGCAAGCTCTACTACAATTCGGGAACTAACGAGTCCCCGACTTGGGTAGAAATTTGTATTGTCGGTGATGTAACGGTCGATCACGCAATCAACGATGCGGAGGTCGATCTACGTTGTTCGTCTTGGCTCTTGAACCTTCCGGCCAAACATAGCGGAGCAATCAATATCTTCTTGGCGAACAGCATCGGCCTTGCGATATGGAGCTTCCTCAACACAATGGCCTTTAGCCGAACGATTACCCAATTCGCATCAGCTAACGCAAACATCGCTACAAGCGGTACGGAATATTTCAAAGCCTACTGCCACTTCAGCAACTTCCCCTGGGGTCAACCGACCCAAGAGATTGCTTCCCACGATGCGACCCTTTCTCTCTCTTGGAAAGAAAACAGCCAAGGTGCGGTTATTGAACCTTCTTGGAACGTCGTACCGTAACGAACAAAAACAGCCCGACACTTCCCCTGCTTTACGCGGGGGTTTTTCTCTATCTACGTAGAAAGACAAACCATGTTCCATGATTACAAAAGAGCCTTACAAGAAGCGATTATCAAAGGTCGTAATTCCGGTAAGGTAGTCCGCCGATCTTTCAACAAATACGAATTTCTGGAACAATTCCCGGAAGCAATCAACGACCCTCGATTCAAACTCTTACCGGATAACTTCATCTTCGACGTAAGCCCGCTTGAGCAAATGACCGTTGGTGAACTTCGGGAAATCTGCTTGGAGAAACCAGACCATCCTCTATCCATCCTCAAACGCACACACATTATCGGGTTGCCCGATGATACAATTGTCGTCGTCCTACAAGAAGACCTTGACATTCTTCGACAAGGCGAACAGACGGTAACCGCCGTCGTCCCGGAAGTACCAACCGCAAAAAAAGAGAAATCGGTCCCGACTTCCGAATCAACAACCGTACCGACCACCGGGATAATCTCGGATATTGTTGACGACCCTAAGAAAAAAAGCTAGGTAGCTCTATCGCCCATCCTTTTCTTTTCCAGAAAATTTAGAAAGCACAAACCATGCAAACCTTTACCGACCGATACGAACAAGTATGGCAACTCGATATGGACCTTTCCGCAGTCCGTAAAATCGAGTCCTACGACTTCCCAAACTTTGGAAAGATTAGTTTCTTTCCGCCTTCTGAAAAACTGTTTCAGATGCTCTCCGAAACAGAGGTTTCTTTCTTTGCTCTTTGGATGCTTTGTCGAGATCAGATCGAAGACAAAACCTACATTTGCAAAAAAACAGCAGCTAAGCTGCCCGTAACCAACGAAGAAGATTTTGCCCATTGTTTCAATGGTGACACAATCGAGAAAGGGAAGGTGGCATTTTTTGAGGAACTATCGGATTTTTTCCCACAGATGCGGACTACCTTGAAGCGTTTGACCGAACGGTTTTCGAGTCTAACAAAAATAGTCGATCAACGCATGGCGGACAAAATGACGGAAGAGTTGAGCGACCAGAGAATCAATCAGATCATCGACGAGACGATGAACGAAACGGAAATGCCGGAGAAGATGAGAACGGCAATGGAGAGAATTCTCGATCGAGAAGACCAAAAGATTCCGGTATAGGCTGGAAAGACATTTGGGTAATGTCCGCTGTCGTCGGACAAGACTGGCGACCAAAGACATACCGGGAACTTTTCATTCAGTACCAAGCAATCCTATTAGAAAGTTGGTCACATACAGCATCCCTTCAGGCAATTCATTCCACAAAGAAAAATATTCGCATTTCAGACCTTCACCCCTACATGAATGCGAACGCCGGTAGACAATCTAAGGGAGCGGTCGTTCCCACTACCGGAATACTTGGAAACTTGATTAGCCCGACAGAAGCCTAAAGGCAAGATCGATGCAAGTTAGTTTCAAAGTGCTGAAAAGGCATTTCGACAAAGGCATAGTAACCCGCAGTTGGAAAACGGTCAACAAA